GGTGTATCACATTTATAAAGATTTATTACCAGAAAACGGGAAATGAGTTATATTTCCCGCCTTATATATAGTAGGGGAGTAAAACGAACCGCTTTAAGTTTTACGACCACATCGCTTCGGTAAACCTTCGCGATGCCCCCTAAGGGCAAGTGAAGGTTTTACCCCTCAGTCGCTGTAGCTCCTTCGGGAGTTACCAGACAACATACGCAAGCGGCAGGTGTAGTGTAATATTATCTCCAGTATAATATTCTGGGCCTAGTAATAAATTAAAGATTTCAATTACGGGGTTTATCCACAGCTTTATACACAGGGAGTTAAATGGCTGAGAACTCAGCAGATATAGCAAAGCGGATTATTCTAAACTCCGTAGCTGAAAGTATGACTATAGAACAGGCCTGTGCCTCCGCCGGTAAATCTATTAAGACTTATGAGTACTACCGCAGGACAGATAAGATATTTGCGGATAAGGTAGATAGAACCCGCCTAGGTCTAAGGGATAAGAACTACGCACTAGGTGATGTAAATGAGATTACCTTCGCCCAGTTCAGGGATCGCTTCTTACATAATAAGACCTTCCCCCATCAACAAAATTTAGTAGATATGATTGAGGTTGGGCAGCCTTCTTGGTTGCACCCCTCTATGAAGTATGAAAAAGGATTAGCTAATAACCGCATACTTCTAAACATTCCACCCAACCACGCCAAGTCAATGACTATTACAATTGACTACGTCACCTGGCAGGTTTGTAAGAACCCTAACTTTAGAGTACTTATAGTATCCCAGACTCAAAGATTAGCCGCAGACTTTTTATACGCTATAAAGCAAAGACTTACCCATCCGCAATATGAGGCCTTACAGTCAGCTTACGCTGCCGGTATCGGCTTTAAATCTAAAAGCGCCTCCTGGCAAGCAACTCGCGTTACCTTCGGGGATGAATTGCGTGAATCTGGTGAGAAGGATCCCAATATAGAAGCAGTTGGTATTGGCGGTCAGATCTACGGTAAACGAGCAGATATGATTATAGTAGATGATGCTGTAACTCTATCCAATGCTAATGACTTTGAACGACAGATCAAGTGGTTAACCCAAGATGTAAGATCTCGTCTTAACCCTACTGGCAAGTTAATCATCATAGGTACCCGTGTAGCATCAGTTGATTTATATAAAGAATTACGCAACAACGATAGATATCCTGGTGGCCTAGTACCTTGGTCCTACCTAGCAATGCCAGCTCTACTTACAGTAGATGATGATCCCGATAAGTGGGAAACCTTATGGCCTGCTTCCGATCAACCATTTGATGGTCAGAAAGAAGAGGAGAAGGATCCAGTAACTCATCTTTATCCAAGATGGAATGGGCGCAACTTATATAACGAACGCCAATCTATGGATGCTTCTACCTGGGCTTTAATTTACCAGCAACAAGATATATCAGATGACGCAGCCTTTGACCCAGTCTGTGTTCGTGGATCTATTGATGGTATGCGTAAGTCTGGTAGGTTGACCGCAGGTCATCCTGGACACCCAAGAGATTTAAATGGCTTTACTTATATCTGTGGACTAGATCCTGCAATGGTAGGAGATACCGCAGCAGTCTGTTATGCAATTGATAGAGCTACTAACAAACGCTATATCGTAGATGCTATCAAGATTACTAGACCTAGTCCTGCTGCTATTAGAAATTTAATATTTGACTGGACATCCTTGTATGGTCCTAGTGAGTGGATAGTAGAGAAGAACGCATTTCAATCTTTCTTAACACAAGATGAAGGTATCAAGATGCACTTAGCATCTAAAGGTGTACAGTTTAAAGAACACCATACCGGTAATAATAAATGGGATGCAGGTTTCGGTGTTGCATCTATGGCTACCTTATTTGGTACTAAGCAATTTGATAATAAGCACCACAGGGATAACCTAATACATTTGCCTTCAGATCAAACTGAAAACATTAAGGCTCTAATAGAGCAGTTAATTACTTGGTCTCCTACGACTAAGGGTAAGACAGATATGGTAATGGCTCTTTGGTTCTGTGAGATCAGAGCAAGAGAGATGCTCAACTATGGTAAGTATCAAACACACCATCTTAAAAATCCATTCCTATCAAAGTATGAACAGAGCAAGAGAACAGTCGTCAACCTAGATGAACTGTTTGCAGAAAAAGAACGTACATTTATCTAAGGAGTTAAAATGGCAGTAAAGAAGAATCTAGTAACAACACCTAAATCAAAATTAACCAGTGCTGATATTACTGGTCAGAAATACAATAATAAAATTAAAGAAGAAGCCGCTAAAATAAAGTTAAAAGTTAAAATGAAAGAAAAACTTACTCCTTATGAAAAATCGGTTATTGGTTCTGATGCAGCAATTAGAAGAATGAATACAAAAGCAGTAAGTAAGACTTCAACTAAAAAGAAGTAAGGGAAAATAAAATGGCATTACCACTTATTGCGGCAGGTGTTGCAGCAAGAATAGCAGCAAGAGAATTAACTAAAAAAGTAGGCTCTAAAGGAGCAACTAAAGTAGGACAAAAGGTTGGTCAAAAAATTGCTGAATCTAAAAAAGCTCCAAAAATGCCATCCTCAAAAGGTAAGACAGTAAGTAGTAAAGTACAGGGCAAAGTAACTACCACTTCAAAATCTGGTCGTAGTACTAGTAAGGCAGCAGAGTCTGTTAAGTATACTAAAAAACCACTTACTGAAAATCAACGTTTAGGTTCACTTAAAGCTCAAGATACAAGACGTACTAAGTCAATTGTTGCTGGTGCAGACCGAGCAAGAAAAGTAGCAGCTCCAATCATTGGTAAAGAAGTAATTAAAAAGAATGTTTACAAAACAGCAGCAGTAATTGCTGCGGCAGATTCCGCGAGACAACGTAATAAGAACAAAGGTAAATAATTGTTATCAACTAAAGAGGTAGTCTCAAAGATAGATCGGTTGAAGAACCGCTATGCAGCTAGAGATCAGCGTATGCGCGATGTTCTTTCTGTGCGCCAAGGTGATATATCAAAAGTATATCCAGCTATGTTCTCAGAGGATTACCCAAAACCTTTAGTTGCAAACTTTGTAGATGTAGCAGCCCGTGACCTAGCAGAGGTAATGGCACCACTACCATCCTTTAACTGTGCGGCAACCAATATGGTATCTGATACCCAACGCCGTGCTGCTGATACTAGAACTCGCATTGCTAACTACTACATCTCATCATCTGATTTACAAATCCAGATGTATCAAGGTGCTGATTACTTTAATACCTACGGTCTATTGCCAGCAATGATTGAAATGGATTATGAGACAAACAATCCTCGTATCCGTTTACTAAATCCTTTTGGTGTATACCCAGAAGTGGACCGCTTTGGTCGTTGCCTATCTATATCACAGATCATTGCATCCGATGCTGAGAGTATCGCATCCCAGTATCCTGAGTTCTACGATAAGATCATTGGTAGAAACGTTTATTCTTACGCTTCCCCTTATCTATCTATTGTTAGATACCACGATAAAGATCAAGATTTAATTTTTATACCAGAACGTGATAACTTAGTTCTATCTAATACACCTAACCCAGTCGGTAAGTGTTTAGCAAGAGTTGCACTTCGTTCATCTTTAGATGGTGAAGCTCGTGGACAATTTGATGATGTTCTATCCGTTCAACTAGCCCGTGCTCGTTTTGCAGTATTACAGATCCAAGCAGCAGAAAAATCTATTCAAGCACCTATTGCTATTCCACAGGATGTACAGGAATTAGCACTAGGACCAGATGCAATTATGAGGTCTGCTAATCCACAAGGTATCCGTAGAGTTCCACTAGAACTACCAGCAGGAGTATTTACAGAGTCTGGTGTACTAGAGCGTGAGTTAAGATTAGGTTCTCGCTACCCTGAATCTCGTTCAGGTAATATTGATGCCTCTGTTGTTACAGGTCGTGGAGTTCAAGCACTACAAGCTGGCTTTGATACACAAGTTAAAGCAGCACAAGCGCAGTTTGCTAGATTGTTCCAAGAGTTAACCTCACTTTGTTTTGAAGTAGATGAGGTTGTCTTTGGTAATATGACCAAGACTATTAAGGGAACCGATGACGGTACACCTTATACAATGAAGTACACACCATCTCGTGATATTAAAGGCGAGTATGGCGTAGATGTTCGTTACGGCATTATGTCTGGTATGGATCCTAACCGTGCCATCATTGCATTACTACAAATGCGTAGCGATAAGTTAGTGTCCCGTGATTATGTCCGCCGAGAAATACCAATGGAGTTAAATGTTACGCAAGAAGAACAAAGAGTTGACATTGAAGAAATGCGTGATTCTCTTCGTGTTGCTGTTGCTCAGTATGCACAAACTATTCCCGCACTTGCTGCCCAAGGTCAAGACCCATCTAAAATCATTACAAGAATTGCTGAAGTAATCCAAGGAAGACAAAAAGGTTTTCAACTAGAAACCATTATAGAAAAAGCATTTGCACCAGAACCACAACCAGCAGCACCCGCTATGAGTATGCCAACTGCTGGACAACCTGCTATTCCAGCAGCAGAAACGGCTTCCGTTCCTGCCTCGCAGCCAACTGAACAACAACAAAACGGACAGGCTCCTGCTGCTGGACCTAAACCTGATATCGCACAACTACTCGCCTCTATTGGCGGAGCAGCATAATAGAAGGAGGTGAATAATGAATAAAGGATCAAGAGCAGCAGCACCTATGTCAAAGCCGCTAGAGGGTAAGAAGGATACTTCTAAGCCAGCAGGTGGAAAAGTGTTTTTTGGTATGACACCAGCAGGTCGCAAAGGAAAGAAAGCGTAATTATTTTAAAGATGGGAGTACTGGGTGAATAACGATAACAATCTTAATCGCCCAGTGCGACTGTCAGATTACTTAGTAATAGCATCAGGATTTGTTTTAAACTTAGTATCAGTAGTAGAAGCACTTGCAGATGATTTGCACCAATTAGCTATCTACAATTCAACACAGAAGAGCCAGGAAGAAAAAATCTGGCAACAATTTTCGCAAGACTTAGAAACTTTAAAGGAGGAATAATGGCAACAGGTCCATTAGCTGGCGCATCAGGCCCAGGTAAATACTCCAAGAGAACAGATATGAATTTAGGTTCAACATCATATGGAGAAGGCGGCGAGACTGCCGCGCTTAATACAGCAGCAGCAAAGTCAAAGACTCGTGGTATTGCAGACAATGTAGGTGGAAGACCATCTAATCCGGTAGCACAAGCACCGGTAACTCAACTATTTGCTCCAACAGAACGCCCAAATGAGCCAGTTACTAATGGTATTGATATGGGTGATGGTGCAGGATCAGAAGCACTTGTTATGCGCCAACCAGATGACACAAATTTTAGAGCAGCAATTTCATCTTATATGCCAGTATTGGCTTACATTTCAGACCTGCCTAATACATCACCAGAAACTCGCAAAGCTATCAGACAATTAAAGGATCAGTTGTGAGTGTATGGAACAGAATTGGTGATGTAGCATCTAACACTGCAAAGGGTACATTTAATTTTGCAGGAGATGTAATAGGTTCAGTAGGTGGAGTAGCTAAATTTGCTTGGGATATAGGCACTGCTCCTTGGAATGATGCTGAAGAATATAATGGATTTATTCAACCATTTAAAACTGCTGCTGCTAAAGAAGGTGAGAATATAGTTAAACCATTGGCAACTGCCGGTGGTGCTATTATGAAAGTTCCTGGATTAGCTCCAGCACTTGAAGGTTTATACAAAGTAAATCAAGAAGCAATTAGAGAACCAGCATCTACTTATTTTTTAATGCAAGGTCAAGTATCAGGTGGTAAAGCAAGTTTTTTTAATCCTGATGATTGGAAGAGAGCTTACAAAGGCGCACAAACAATAGACTTTGGTAAAGCAGCCCTTTCCGGTACTGTTTCAGCAACTAGATTATCTTATGATCCACAATTTAATATTTACGATCCAAGAGAACGCGAAGCCGCATATAAAAACGGTATGTTTAGTGCTTTAGAAAAAACAGGAAACATTGGTATTCAAATATTTGGTGATGTTTCATTAGGTGCTGCTAAAGGTGTTAAGGTATTAAAAGAAAGTAAACTTGGTATTGGTAAATTAAAGAACCCAGATATAATAGCTAAAGCCGCAGAAGATATTACCAAGGCTCAATACGGCGTAAACAATCGTTTTACTAAAGTATTAAAAGATTTTACAGATAATGGTTCTATCTATGCTTTATCTCATCCTATAGTTAAATCTTCATCTAACCCAGGACTGCTTGCCCACCTATTAGGTGATTCAATAGATGTAGATGAGACAGCACTTATTCTTCGTTCAGCACTTGGTGATCCTAAGGCTATGGATGATCTACGTTTACAGAGAGCATATATAACTGATGCTTTAGAAGCAGAACGTGGTAAGTTATCAGCAGTAGATGAATTTAAATTATTTTCAGCTCCTGATGGTTCAGGTATGCTTCCATTCTTAAATGATAATAAAGCAGTAGCAGATGAGGCATTAGCTAACTATAGGTCTTTAGCAGCAACTGATAAATACTTTGCTGATCTTATGGAAATTGGTAAAGCTGGCGGTTCATTAACCCGCACTACTGGCAAGGTCTTACAAGGTGCAGAAGATTTTGTCGCTAAATCTAGATCACTTAAATTTTATGACCAAACAGTAGGTGTTCCTAAAGTTGAGATATTTCAACCTACCCCTTTTCACAGAATGTATCAAAAAGTATCTTGGTTAGCAGGAGAACGCCCAGCAGGATTGGTAGATTTCAACGATCCAGATTCTTATAGAGAAGTTATTGCTAACGTTTCTAGGTTAGAAAAAAGACTTAATCTAACACCAGATGAAAGTAAGGCTTTAATAGATCCATATCTAAAAGCATCTACACCTGAAGCAAAATATACAGCAACTTTAAATCTTGAAGGTACTGGCTTAAGAGCACTTGCTAAAAAATATAATGTTAGCGAGGAAATAGCCACAGATCTTTATAATAACTATAAAGGTGCTAGAACCTCAGCGTTGAAGTCTATTAAAGACAAAGGTTTTATGGTAGATACTGATGGTTCTGTTATTAAAGTTCCACAGTTAGAATCACAAACTGCTAACTTCTTACCTATAATGGATTTTGATTTAATGGATGATATGTTAAAGCGTAATGCTAAACAAATTAATCTACTTGGTAATACTAGAAATGCTGTATTTAATTCATTAGACTTTGTTCAGGATGTGTTTAAAGCAGCAGTTCTATTACGCTTAGGTTATACCATCCGTAATACTGTAGATTCTTCTTTGCGTATTGCTAGTTCTATAGGAGCATATGCTCAGCTACGCCATTTAGGTCCTGGTCTTAAAAATGTTGTTTACGATACAGTATCTACACCTGCTCGTTTAGTTGATAAGTATAGAGCAGTAGATGCTGGTCTAACTTTTAGACAAGTTCAAAAACTAAACACTAAAGTCATAAATGAACTGAATGAATTAAAAGCTGGTATATCAGCACTAGAGGCTAAGGTATCTTTAAATCCAGATGATATAGATCTTGCTGGTGAACTTAATACCTTTAAACTTTTACAAGAAGAAAAACAAGCCATATATCAACACTACTCAACTGTACTTAATAAATCTAAGAACGTAAAGCCAGATCAAACCATTGGTAGTGGATCATATAATGTAACCACATCTGATGGTCAAAAATATATTCTTGATGATGCCTTTGGTGGACCATTAGGTGATATGTTTAAACGTATTGCATCTTCTGGCAATTCTTTTGAGCGTATGGTTGATAGCAATACAGATCTATATAAAACAAAACTATCATCTAAAGGTATCGGTGCAGTAAAACCTACCGATCCTGGATACTTTGACCAATGGGCGCAAACATTACGCACACAGTTTGGTAACTCAGCAGTAGTAAAAAAAATTATTGCTGGAGAATCACTTGATGATATTACTCGTTGGCTTAGAAATACACCAGATGGTCGTGATCTACGCCGTAGACTAGCCATCTCTTCAGATGATTCAACTGAGTATGTTAATAAGGTTAATGGATTCCTAGATCAATACCTTCCAGTATCATCTAATCTTCGTAGCAAAATATCTGATGTTACTGCTAATAATTTAAGAGCAACATTTAAGGATCCTACAGTATTACCTATTATTCACGGTCACGTTCTTACAGAAAATATATTTAATGCTTCAGATGTGTCAGTTAAAAAAGGAATAAACTCTTTATTTAAATTACTAGCAACTATGCCTGAAGATGCTTTTGCTAGAAATCCAGTTTATGTTCATTTATATCGCCAAGAAGCCAAGCGTAGAGTAGAAGTAGTAGCTGGTCTTAGAGGTGAAATAATTAGTAAAGCAGATCAAGAAGCTATTATGATGCAAGCACACAAGTTTGCCTTACGCGAAATGAAAGGTATCCTTTTTAATATTGAGCGTAAAACTAATCTTGCTACTGCTATGAAATATATAAGTCCATTTTTCTCAGCACAAGAAAATGCTTATAAAACTTGGATGAAGTTAGCAGCAGCAGATCCATCCATTGTTAATAAAGGTTACCTTGTATGGCAATCTCCTAACAGATCTGGACTTGTAACCGATGAAGATGGCAATCAAGTTCCAGTTGGGCAAACAAAAGGTAATGATACTATTTGGCTTGATGTACCTAAGCCTCTTAGAGGTATACCAGGTTTAGAATCATTAACTACAGTTGGTATTCCAAAAGGATCTTTAGATATTATATTTCAAGGTGGACTAGATGTTCTTTATAATACTGGTAATCCAAATATTATATCTGATATTTTTCCAGTAGGTCCATATGTTGGAGTTACTGTAGGTGAACTAACCAAGAATCAACCAAATGTAAGAGAGTCTATAAAAGGAATGTTTCCTTATGGATATCCAAAGGATGCAATATCAGCATTTCTACCACCTTGGCTTCAAAGAGAGTTAACCCGTAAGGATCAATTAAAGGATCCACAGTTTGCTAGAACTTACCAATTAATTTGGAAGACAGAGCAACAGAACGCAAAGCGTGACGGTAAGCCACCAGTTAGTCCAGCAAAGATTATGGATATGACTAAGGACTACTGGAGGATGCGTACCTTTGCAAACTTGATTATGCCTTTTGCTCCACGTTTTGATAGTCCATATAAATACTACCTAGATAAATCAAAAGAGTATAAAAGAATTTACGGTGTTAATGCCGATGCTAAATTTCTTAATGACTATCCTGAGTACTTTGACTTTTCTGCTAGCTTATCTAAGAACCCTACTGGAGTTCAATCTTCAGTTCAGGCAACAGAAAACATTAAAAAGTATAGTGGTCTAGTATCTGATTTAACTAAAATTGATCCAAAACTTATTGGACTAGTTGTAAATAATCCTAGTGGTTATGAATTTTCCCAATCAGCATATAACTATCTATATAACAAAAAGGTCTCACCTGACTCACCTGATACATTCTTATCGTCACAGAGTCCAGCAGAATCTCAGAAGAGGAATGATGCTGAAAAAGGTTGGATTAGATACAATAAAATGTCTGATGCAATTGACGGAGAATTACAAAAACGAGGACTTTCCTCGGTACAGGAAACAGGCGCTGAAGATCTAAAGTATATTAAAGAACAAGTAATATCTAAATTAGCAGTCCAAACAGATGCTGACGGTAAACCTTTGTTTGATAAAAAGACTGGTCAATATGTTCAAACAGCTTGGTATGATGACTATCTAGATTCAGATGGTTCTAAAACAAATAAAGTTATTGTTGGCCTTGGAACTATTCTAAACAATCCAGATTTTATAAAAGATAATGGTAGTAATACAACTTGGAAATCAATATCAACCTATCTTAACCTTAGAAATAAGATATCAA